GCAATATTTAAATACAACTTATCATATCTATCTTGCTTAGTTACTGCATCAGTGTAGTTACTCATTAGATCTCCATAAATACATTATCAGTAGATGTTAATCTTCCTGTTTTAGTATCGTACACAGCTGAACCTGCTGAACCTGTAAGACCTGTAAATCTAGATTTTAATACTCTAAACTTAATTGTATTACGTTCAATTGCATTATCAGCTACTAAGTTTCTAGCAAATGCTACTATATCAAATGATATTTGTTTGATAGAACCACTACCTTTAATATCATCTATAGAAGCTAGCTTACCTTCCTCGAATGAAGCACCACCACCTGGGGCTTTTCTTAAGTGTGAGATTAAACATAACCATACATTATGTTTCTTAACAATCTTAAGTAAGTCACTCATTACTTTATCGATTGCTTCGTTACCAGATAAACCTTCAGCGCCTTCTGATACCGCTATAGTTATATGGTCTAGTACTAGGTATTTACAACCCATTAAACACATATACTCTATCTTATCTGTTAATGTTGAGTCACCAACAGAACCTTGATGATCTAGTAATATTAATCGTTCATCACCAAATACTTTCTCAAATCCTTGTCGTAAATCTTTATCAGAAAGATTATTAGTTTCGTGATCTAGCTTTTGATTCAATGACATTTCAATAAACTTTTCAGCTGTATCACCTACACTTTCTTCGAGTGATATTAAACCAACTTTATTTTCTTCTATAACGCCATCATTATCTGGTTTATCTTCAAGTAAATCAAGTATAATTTCTTTAACGATTGTTGATTTACCAGAGCCAGTACCACTTGTAAACAAAGTAATCTCGCCTTGCCTTATACCTTTAAGCTTATCATTTAAACCTGTTAAGCATTTAGGATAAGGTCTAGACTTAGTTTGTTGTCTTTGTTGAAACTGTTCCCATATAGATTCACCCATTACTAAACCAGCGGGTGACCAGGTTTCTGCATCCCAGTAGCTTTGTAATAAACTTTGAGGTCCATGCTTTAGTAGTTGTTCACATGGATCTTTCTCTAATAGCTTAGCTACTTTAACTTTACCAGCACCAATTATCTTAGCAACTTTTTGTACTGCAGCTTGACCAGCTTCATCTTTATCAAAGAATAATATTACAGATTCAAATCGTCTAATCCATTCTCGTTGTGCTAGTACAACTTTACAACCTGTAGCACTAGGCATAGATACTACTGGAAATATTTTATTATATTTATTTAAGAATGCCTGAGCTACTGCGCAAGCATCTAGTTCGCCTTCAGTTATAACAAGTGTTTTACCACCGCTTGAAACTGATTGACCAAACAATTCTACATTATTAAAGTTACCGTGTGCTATAAAACTTTTTGGCAACTTACGTTCTTTATATGCAATTACTCTACCTTCATTAGTGTAAGGATAGAAGTGTGAACCACCGGAACCATCAGGATTTACAGCCATTTTAATTCCGAAGTGATCTACTACTTGTTTAGATATACCACGACTGTTAATAGGAAAACTATTTAAGTCATGAATTTCATCAAGTGTCATGCTACTATTAGGTTTAGTAGCAGGTTCTAAGTCATTCATAATGTTTACTTTCTTAGTTGAATATTGACATGAGAAACAATACGCGCCGTCTTCATAGATTGTAAATGCATCTGATGAATCACACTTAGGGCATGATGTTTGTTTATAATTTCCCACTTTGTACTGTCCTTTCTAACAACTCTTTGTTGTTTACTACCGTTAATGGTATAGCATCTATATACCTTTCGACTTTTACATATAGATACTCATCACCTTTATTTGTTATTTGTTTAGTTAATTTTATATGATAAACTTTATTATCATTAAATTCTTCAAAGATACTTTGATAAGTATCTAACAAAGGCTTAACTATATTATCTAAGTCAGCTGCTCTGTTAGATACGCCAGCAATAATTTCAAACTCAAGAAGTTGTAATGGTTCAAATGGCCACTCAACTCCTTTGAGTTCGTCTCTTAATTCATTTTGATATTCAACGTACTTAATTTGCTTTATTGATTTGTTCCTGTACGTCATTTGATTTGCTGATAGGGGCTTTAGCTTGAATGTGTGTTCTAAGATCTTCATATTCACTCCATGATTTAAGCATAGCTAATAACCTATGGCTTAGCTTAAGTTCTTTTTCAGATCTTCCATGCTCTTTCCAGGTTACTTTAATCTTATTCCATTGTCTTGATAGTGGTACACCCGCTAATATCTTTTCAGCTTTCTTAGGACCAATACCTTTAAGACCTGGAATATTATCAGTGCTATCACCAGTTAAACATTGAATATAAAAGTTATGCAATGCTTCTTCTTCATTAATTAACTGCCAAGTATCTTTACCATAGTTATAATGTTGGCCAGGTATTTGAAGTAAGTCTTTATCAATACCACAGATTACATATTCTTCGTTGTTATCCATAGCTTCATAAGCCCATATAGAAACTAAGTCATCAGCTTCCATACCGTCTGCTTGAACAGCACCTTTAGATACAGAATATTTATGTAAATAATTTAAGCTATCTCTTATTTTCTTATCAAGTTCAGGACGATTAGATTTATAATCAGAGCTTAAATCTTTTCTGAAGTTACCTTTACCTTTAACTGCATATAAAATATTTAGCTGTTCATCATCATTAAATAAATTAATAATTCTATTCTTAACTTCTAATTCCATGTTTCTACAAAACGCATTATAGTTTCGCCTTAGCTGAGCTTGACTAGTAGATTTATATGCTATCTTAAAGAATATAGAATCAGTATCTACAAGCATGTGTTTAGTTTCCATGTACTTCCTTTCTTTCTAAATGTTTACGAATATCTGCATAAAATCCGTTAAACTTAGAAGGTTTAATTAAATCAATTAATTCCCAGTATTCTAGTATACCAAGAGTATTTACTTTAACCATATCACCAGGTTTTAATAATCTTTGCGGTCTATCTTTCCATTCACAGAAATAAAAGTTATCTGTTATATTTCTTTGCTTTAATAAGTAAACCATTTTATTACATGGTATATTGTACCAGGTTTTAATAAACTTAACATCAACATTATTATATAATTGATCGACACCATCGACTTGCCAAGCATCATGGTCTTGCCATGTACCTCTATCAATCATGTGCCATTCAAATATTTCACATTCAATATCAAGTTTTAATTGTTCTAATGAGCGTCCTCGTGGATTATACATCTCAGCGCGGGCATCTCTCTGATTAACAAAGTCTTTTGTTACGTTAATATCTACTATCATTAGTGCACCTCTGCATAGTTATTACCAATTGTACCTTCACCTGCCATAATTGTAACTCCCATTTCTTTAGGACCTTCAGCAAATGATTCTGTAAGTATTTCTAATACTCTTTGAGCATCTTCTTCTGCTACTGACCATGCTACTTCGTCATGATAATAAAGTCTAGGATCAGCATTAAGTTTTTCTTCCTTAATCTTTTTCATTTGATAATGTAATGCAGCTTTAGTAGTGATAGCTTCACAACTTTGTAATAAGTAATTAAGAGTTTGATAGTCTTGTGGTACATATACTTTACGACCATCAAGGCCAGGAACATAACCTTCAACCTTAGAATTATGTGCGTCTGTTACATTCCATGCTGATATTAAATTATCTTTAAGTGTTTTCAAACCAGGTATAGCATCACCATATCTTTCGATAGATTCTTTACCGGCATTTAAGTTACCTTTGCCTGTAAGTACTTTACCAAGTTTAGTTGCACCAGCACCAAATAGAAATGCATAGATCCAGGTCTTTGCAGTACGTCTATCAGTCTTAATAATATCTGCATTATACTGATGTATATCTCCATCAAGTATTTGATTTGTAAGACTGTCTGATTTAACATAATGCGCTAATGATCTGAATTGATTACCACTAGAGTCTGCACCTACAATCTTTCTACCAGGTTCAGCTACTAGTAATTCTCTAATTGATTTACCAAGTGTAGCATTAGCTGCTGGAAGATTAGCAATAACTTCATGACGACATCTGAATGTAGGTGTACCTACTATCCATAGTTTACCATGCAATCTATTATCTTTTAAGTTATTAAGCCAGCCTTCAACAACACCTTTACGTGATCTAAATGTAGTCCACTGGTCAATCATTATACCTTCGTTACCAAGTTTTTCTAATGAAGTTTTAGTTAGCTTAGGGGTTTTCTTAATAAACTCTCTGCCAAATCTTTCCATTTTCCAATCATCAGGTTCCCATCCAATTGAATATAGATACTCTTTAACTTGTGCAAGATTACCCATGTTAGCTTTCTTAGTTTCTTTTCTTTGAAACTCTTTATTTGCAGGCCATCTACGTGTATCTTCAGGTTTAATATCCATATTAAGATACTCACTTAACATACGTGCAGTAGCTGCAGTATAATAACCTTTCTTAGTATACTTAGGTGTCTTAGGTTGCTTATCAATTAACCTAGTAACCGGTGGCAACTTAGGTTCAATAATCTTTTCAATGTGGTGCATGTTTGTTTCAATACTATCTAATAATAAATTAGCTTTGTTTATATTGAAAGCCCAACCAGTATATCTACATTCTGCATCAAACTTTGCAGCAGCCATTTCATTTCGTAAACCTTTACGTATTAATGGATTCTTTTCTGCTATATTACCTAGCTCTACTAAAAGATGCTTATATATTGTAGTGTTTAGTTTAACATCTCTTACGCAGTATTCCATCATTGTATCAGAAAAGTGTGACCAATCATCATAGTTACCTTTATGATACTTAAGATATTCACCCCATCCAGCTAACCCATGTTTATGTGGTCGTCTGTAATTTAATACTTGGGATGCTATCCATGTATCGAAGAACCTATCTCCATCGTACAAATCAATATCATAAAGTTTCTTTATTATTAAAGCATCAAAACCTATACCGTTATGTGCTACAAGTAACTTTGCATTTTGTAATAATGATAGACCCATTTCAATAGGTCCATCATATTTATTTGATTCATTAGTATATTTCATAATGCGATTAGTGTCTAGGTTTTGAATTACTAGACACCATATTTTAGTCGCATCAAGACCATCAGTTTCTATATCAAACGTTAGCCTCATCCTTAGCCTTTCCGCTGGCATCAAGCTCAGCTTTAAGTTGTTGATTTTCTTGCATTAAATTATTAAATATATTTAATAACAAGAATTTATTTTCATCACCTATTATTGCTCGTCTAACATCATCAACCGTTATAGGTTTGTTATCAGCAACATTAGTTTTTTGTAAGTCTTCTTTACTCATATATAATACTCCTTATTCATATTGTGAGTTTGCTACTTGACCTTTGAATTCATTTTCAAGGTCTCTCTTTTCTCTTAATGTTTGAATGCGTTCTTTTTCATTTTTAAATATTTCTGTTAGCATTCCTACATGACCAGCATGATACTCAGGACCTTTCCATCCTTCAGGTTTATTCATATCTGGTAAACCAAATGGATTCTTTCTGGATTTATTAGCTCCAGGTTCTTTCTCCATATTAGCACGTAGTACTTCATTCCAAGCTAAATCAGCATCACAATCAAATAATTGTAGTGTACCAATAGCTATAACAATAAGATCAATTAATCCATCTACTACTTCTGTAGGATCTTTCTTTAAGAATGCCATTTGAGTTTCTTCAAATTCTTCTTCTAAGAAATCTAATCTGAATGCTAAGAAATCATTTAAAGTTTTAAAGTTTTTCATTGCAAACTTATGGTCTACCCATTCTTTTGCACCAAACTTTTCGTGCATATCATGTATATCGGATAGCCATTTTGAGTAATTAGGATTACTAGGTTTTAAGTTCATACTTTATATTTCCTTTAGGTTCATAGTTATATATGTCCATATGTTTTGGTTGAAACTCATTATAGTTTAAACCTATTTGTGGTTGTATACTATACTTAGCATCTACCCATCGATAACCATTTTCTATTTGCTCCTGGGCTTTTATAAAATGCTCAAGATAAATATGTGCA